AATCCGATATGCGTATTACAGCTAAAGGTTCTACAGCCCTGATTCAGAAGGAAGTACAATCACAAAGATTGTTACAGTTCCTATCTCTGATTAATAACCCTATGGATGCACAAATGGTTGATAGAGAAAAACTATTAACAGATATTGCTAAGTCCTTAGATATTGATCCAGATGAAGTAATTAAAAACCAAGAGGAGTTAATGAATGAGCAAGCATTACAACAAGCTCTCGCTGCCAGCCAGCAAGGCGGTGAAGCTAATCAAATCCCAAATGCAGACGGAGTGGTCGGTCCTGATGGAAGAAATGGAATCTCTCCGCCAAATGGAGCGGGACCAGTTGGAAATAACGGACAACTACCGCTTTAGTCAAGGTCGTTGCGACATTTTAAAGTTTATAGTATCTTTAGATGAGATTGCTGACAAAGTAATCAACTCGTTAGGCACCCGAAAGGACACACCTAACATTTATAAATAATTTAATCGATACCCCAAGGAGGACCGATAAAATGGAAAGAGAAAAGACTAAAGGCGAGTTAATCGCTGAAAAGCTTGAAAAAGAAGCTGATGAGATGTTGAAACAAGTTCAAGATACTCAGAAGGAATCCGAACCGGAAGCCAAAGGGCTTGCAACCCAAGAGGCAGAAGTTGAGGACACCCCCGAAGATATTGAAGAAGATGTTGAAGCTTCACCCGAGGAGTCTCAGGACACCGAAGAAGCATCTGATCAGATAGAAGAGACTCAGGAAGAAGATATTAAATCTGATAAGGGTTTATTATCGGCTGAACAGTGGGAAGAAAGGTATAAAAACGCTCAGGCGAAAAAGACCAAAGAAACCCAAAGGTCGAAAGAACTTGAAGCTAAAATAGCAGAAATGTCTAACAAGATAACAGCTATGGAAAGCATGAAGTCTGAAGCCCGTATTGAACAGCAGAAAGAAGAAGTGAATGTTGATCTTTCTGAAATAGTCAAAGACTATCCAGAAATTGTGCAGCCACTTCAAAAATATGTTGATGCTCGCATCGCAGCTGTTGATAATAGGGTTGTTCAGGCAACAGAAGAGTTCTCGAAAGCCCAAAAAGATGAAGCCGATAAAAAACATTATGCAGCTATTGCTAATGAACATCCTGATTGGCAGTCCGTATCGTCAAGTGAAGATTTCACTTTATGGTTAGGCAGGCAATCAAGTATGTGGCAGAATGCCGCAAGTCAAGGTGATGCTGAAGATGTTGTTTCCTTATTGTCTAAGTACAAAAAAGATTTAGGTCTTGTTTCCAATAAAACTGTTTCCAAAGAGGAATTAGTTGAGAAGGCAAAACAAAATGTTGAGCCTACTTTATCTAAAGCTCGGAAACAAAATATAGGTAGTAACAAAAGAATTTGGACTGCCTCTGAAATTGGTAGACTTTCTGATAAAGAGTACTTGAAGTTTGAGAAAGATATTGATCAAGCTTATGCTGATGGAAGGGTGAATCCTAAATAATTTTGTTATATAGATTAATTTTTAATTAAATATATAGGAGAACGAAATGGCATATTCATTATCTAGCGGAAGCTTTTCTTTCGCATCTGGTGAACAGCATTTTATACCTGAAGTATTTTCTAAGAAGTTACAAGCTAAGTTTTACAGTCAGACCGTTTTATCTGAGGTAACAACTAACGAGTACGAAGGAGAAATTTCAGGGCTTGGTAATAAAGTAAACATCAGATCAGTTCCAGCAGTTACTGTTGCTGATTATACAGGTTCATTAACCTACGCAGATGTTACTTCTGGTACCATTGAATTAAATATTGATAAAGCAAAAAGCTATGCTTTTAAAGTCGATGACATTTTAAGAGAACAGGCTGATATTGATTTCATGAACGAAGCATCAAAAGATGCAGCGGCAAACATGAAGATCAAGATTGAGCAAGATGTATTCGCTAATGTGGCTGCTGGTGCAGGGTTAACTGATGTTAACAACGCATCCAACACACCAGTGAACTTAACAGCATCTAATGTTCTTGGTTATATGCTAGAAGCTGGTCAACAGCTTGATGAAAATAATATTCCTGAAGAGGATAGATTTATGATCATCAACCCAGCTGTTGCTTCAGTAATCAAGCAGTCAGAGCTTAGACAAGCATACTTAACTGGTGATGCAGTATCACCATTAAGAAATGGCTTTATTGGAATGATTGATAGATTCAAAGTTTATGTTTCTAACAATCTGTCTGTATCTTCAGGTGTTGCATCTGGATTATTCGGGCATCCAAAAGCGATTGCTTATGCTTCTCAATTCACTAATACTGAAACTGTAAGACTAGAGTCTGCATTCGGTGACGGTGTTAGAGGGCTAGCTGTGTACGGGTACAAAGTTGTACTCCCAACAGCACTTGGTGAATTTAAGCTGAAAACAGCTTAATGTTTACTTGGGGAGCTTCGGCTCCCCCTTTTTATTTTAATGATGTCTAAAAAAATAAAATCTAGAAAACAAGGAGAAAAAAATGACTAAAGACGATATTGTAAAAATTGCAAAAGAAAATTTTAATGTTTCTTTAAACCCTAAAGACAAATTAGCTGATTTAGAATTGCAGCTTAAATCTTTAGAATCATCAGCACCAGTTGAAGAGAATGAGATAGAATCTAGTGGAGAAACCCCTGTTTATTCAAGAGGGGAGTTTGGTAAAATTGTACCTTGGCACCCAGATCATAGACCAGAGTTTTGGAACTTTATATATGATGAGAGCGGTCTCTCAGCTGAGGAAAAGAAAAAACTAGGACTATAAATGGCTACAGTAAAGGTAATAAGTTTAATTAACAAAGCTGAAGAAATTCTTCAGGATGTTACTAATACAAGATGGTCTCAGCAAACTTTACTTGATTATCTTAACGATGCTCAAAGAGAGATTGTTTTATACAGACCCGATGCTAATCCTGTTAATGCATCTTTTACCTTAGCTGCTAATAGCTCTAAACAAACCTTGCCTACTGCAGCACTAAGATTAATGAAGGTTTATAAAAACCTAAACCCAAACAAAAGCTCAATAGCCGCTATAGACAGAGCAGTTTTAGATGACAAGATAGAGAACTGGTATGAGGCAACAGCAACAGCTGTTGAATATTATGTTTATGATGGTATTGATCCAAAAATATTTTATGTATATCCGCATACTACAGCTAGTGATGCAACTATAGAATTAGTTTATTCTTCCTTGCCATCAGAGATAACAATCGGTAATTTTAATACAGCCACAACAGTTATTGGTTTAGATGATATTTATGCTAATACAATACTCGACTATATGCTTTATAGAGCATATCTTAAAGATACAGAGTTTGCTGGAGATATGCAGAAAGCTGGAAGCTTCCTAGCAACATTCCAAAACTCATTAGGTGTAAAGAATCAGGTTGATGCAAGTGTTGCACCAAAACCTGATCAACCAGAATAATTATGGCAGTAGCAAAAAAAATAGAATCATTAGTTTCCAAGGTTAAAAGAGAAGTGCCCAGCTGCCCTCAAAGTATTATTGTTGATGAACTAAGAAACACTATCATAGATTTTTGTATAAATACTGATATCTACTTAGCTGATCTTACACTTTTCCAGACTGTGCAAAGTATTAATGAATACGAAGCAGCAGACCTAGACATTCCAGTAGGAACAGAGCTTAATCATATTATTGATATATTTTTTGAGTTTGGAGATTCAAACAATCAAATTTCAGAAAAAAGTTTTTCAAGATTAAAACCAAAAGCATTAATAGGAAAACCATCATTATTCGATGAGTATGGCAAAGGTAGACCAAGGTTTTACAGCCAAAAAGATCAAGAAACAATACTAGTTGCTCCAACCCCAGACAAGAACTATGCACTGTATGCTTTATATAGTTTAAAACCAACTTCGACAGCAACAACAATTCCTAATATAATTGTTAATGAGTACCAAGAAACAATTGTTCATGGTGCTATTTATAGGCTGCAAATGATGAAAGATAGTCCTTGGACAGATTACAATGCAGCAACAATTAACAAAGGTATGTACGACAAAGGAGAAGCACAAGCAGTGAGAAAGTCAAAATATGGCAGAGTCGGTGCACCGCTAACAATTAAATATCAGGAGTTTTGCTAATGGCATATTCATCAACAATCAAGGTGGTTGTGGGAGATACACACCCAGAACTAAACTTTACTCTTAGAGATTCAAACACAGCTGCTACTGGTAAAACTTTAGATGCAGAGGACCCAACAACTTTTGCAGCAATCAACTTAAGTGGCTCAACTACAAGAGTAAGAATTAGAAAAATAGGAACAACAACAATATTAAAAACAATTACTTGCAGCATAACTGATGCGGCTGCCGGTAAATGTGCTATGGCATTTACTAATGATACCTTCACTTCAGCAGGTTTTTACGAGGGAGAAATGGAGATAACAAAAGCAGATGGTAACATTCAAACAGTTAATGATTTAATTAAATTTAATGTGAGAGATGATTTTGACTAATGGCTATAAAATTAGTTGTAGATTATGTAGACCTACAAGCTTCGATATCTTCTCAAGATGTAGTTCTTTCAGTACACGCTGCTGACGAATCAGCACCCAAACTAAGCACCAACTTTTCCGACTTAGACCTTCAGGTCACTAATCAAGTCATAGCTCCTATCTCTGGGGTCTTATTAGATTTTGTTAATTTAAATCTAGCACTAAACTTTTTAAATCCACATGTAGAAATATTTGTTGATTCGGATACTAAAAACTTATATTTCTATCCGGGCAATCCTAATGCAGTAACAATAAACATTACAGAGCAAACAGCTTTTGCTGTAGGCAAAGCATTAACAGATAGCTTCGGCATGTCTGACCTGCCGGAAAAAGAAATTAGCAAAACAGCTTCTGATTCTGTAGCAATGACTGAGTCTTTGTTCAAGCAAGTATTGTTTGTTAGAAGCTTTGCAGATTCGTTCTCAATGGCAGAAAGTGCAGCACTATTACTGGCTAGACCAGTAAGCGATTCTTTATCAGTATCAGAGTCACTAACTACCAGCTTTAACAAACAACCATCAGATCAGTTTGATATGACAGATTTAGATGTCAAACTTTTTGAATTAGGCAAGACTGATACGGTCACTATGACAGAAAACTTAAGCAGAGTGGCTCAGTTCATTAGAACATTTACAGATGGTGTTGCTATGGATGACACAGCTAGCGTTGATGACGAGCTACAAACAGACATAGCATTAGTAAAAAATAACATAATATCCTTCCTTGATTCACAAGTGCTCTCAACATCTGCTTCTAAAAGTGATACCTTAACCATTAGCGAATTGTTGAGCTACACATTTAACACAACATCTGCAGATAGTGTTACAATAAACGAGTCGATAGCTATTAGTTTACTAACTGGAAGCTCAAGTGTTTTCAACACTTCGGCATTTAATACAAGTGCATTAAATTAGGAGAAAAATGATAAAAGATAAATTCAAGCTTAAAGGTAAATTGTCAATTGCTCTCAATGGTGAAGTTGTTAGGGAAGTAGATAACTTAGTTGTTACTTCAGGAAAAAATTATGTTGCTAGCAGAATGAAAGATGCTACTGCTACAGCCATGAGTAAAATGGCTATCGGTAGTGGTTCAGCAGTTGCTGCCGCAGCAAACACAGCACTAGGAACAGAGCTGGGTAGAGTATCTCTTACCTCAACTACGGTAACAAACAACGAAGTTGCATATGTTGCAACCTTTGGTGCCGGTACAGGTACAGGTGCTATTACAGAAGCTGGTTTGTTCAACGCAAATTCAGGCGGAACCATGCTTTGCAGAACTGTTTTTTCAGTTGTTAACAAAGGTTCAGCTGACTCAATGACAATTACTTGGACTGTAACAGTATCTTAAGGAGATAATCTGTGGCAGTTGTATTTAAAAATAATGCAAAGACCACCCTGTCTGCGGGGATTACTTCG